AACGCAACCTTTGTTGTCACTGCCATACCCAAATACTTGTTTATGGGCGTAGATGACCAGGGCGATTACGTGTACGACTACAACATGCCAATTCAGTTGCAAATTGCGTTTGCTGTCACCGATGATGACTTTGACCGGGCGCCTGCAATTGGCACTGTCACGTTTACACCAACCTGCACTTGGGTGACTGTTGCCGATGTTGAGGACTGGCTTGGCTTTACCGTGACTAACCCCAGCGCCGATTTTGACTTGTTGACTATGGCCGTAGGTGCAGGCAACCAATTTGCGTACCGACGCCGCCAAGAGGCAGGCTATTTTGACTCGAGCTTGTCAACTGTGCCAAGCCTTGACGTCAAACTAGGCACCGTAATGTATTGCGGCTACCTTTACCGCATGCGTGGCAGCGCGTCAGAATCGTATGCGGCCTACGATCCACTAGCCACATCAGGGCCAATTGGCGGCTCGTTCGTTGAGGTCATGCGTCTGTTAGGTATTAACCGACCACAGGTCGCCTAATGGCCGCAGAACTTAAAGACGGCTACAACGACCTGCTGACGCTGCTTGAGGCCATCACAGGGCTGCCAGTGGTGTCTAGCAGCGACCCACGCAACATCAACCCCCCATGCGTACTCATTGACGCACCAGCCTTTGTCATGCACACCAACGTCATCAGCGAGATGCAATTCACCATCAAAATCTTGGGTGTAGGCCCAGGCGACCGCAAAGCCCTAGACAAACTGCTTGATTTGGCCGACCTTATTAGGGCAGCAAAACTAGGGCTAATGTCAGGCCGCCCCACAGTCGTACAAATCGGCGCACAAGACTTCGCTGCATACGAACTAACCTTGTCAACAAAGGTGGCACCATGAAATACCGAATCATCACACACCGGCTGAACGGACACAACAAAGGCGACATCGTTACTTTTACCGACAGCAACGTGATTGAGTACCTGATCAACTCAGGGCAAATCGAGTTAGCTGCAACAGAAACTGTCACCACAAACGAACCGAAACCTGCTAGAACTAAACTCAAGAAACGGAAGGACTAACCCCCTATGGCCTCAACGACAGTCTTAAGCAACCCAGTAGTCAGCATCGGCACCACCACGCCCGGCACCCTTATTACCGATCAGGTGGTTAGCGCCGTTGTCACCACAACGCAAGATGCGCTTGAGTCAACGGCTTTTGGGCAGACCAATCGCACCTACGTTGGCGGCCTTACCAATTGCACCGTCACCTTGACAATGCTGATGTCGTATGCAGCGTCAGAAACCTATGCGCTGCTAAACAGCCTGGTGGGTGCAGCTGCAACCTACGTTGCAGTTAAAGCTGTTGACGCGGCAATTAGCGCAACCAACCCAGAGTTTCAATTGACTAACGGCTACGTTGAGTCATTTGACGTGGTGAACGCTGCCCTGGGCGAACTGCAACAGGTTGAGGTGACCTTTACTGGCGGCACGCTAGTCAAGGATGTAACACCGTAACCACAACTCACTTTTAGGGGCAGCATGAAACTGACATTCAAGATTACGTACCTGACACTTGCAGGCAAAACGCAGGTTGACACCGTAGAAATTACCCTTGCCGATTTTGCGGCATGGGAACGCCGATCACGCAAACGTGTGCAGGATTTGTCAACGGGCATGGGTATTGACGACATGTCATACTTGTGTTGGCATCGCCTACACGTAGAAAAACGCGACAACCGCGACTACGAAACATGGTTGGAATCTGTGCAGCTGATTGAGTCTGAGCAGGTAGAACCCGCAAACCCTACGGAACCGGCACAATCAGACGACAACTAGCGTCACTGCTACTTGCCACTGGCTACTGGCCGGCGAACATCGAGTTTGACTCACAAGACCTGGCGACGGTACTACTCTTGGATGAGAAGCGACGCAGAGCAGGCAAACGATGAGCACAGTTGACACCACCATTGGCAAACAGGGTGAAACTATTGCTGGGCTGAAACAGGCGTTGCGCGAACTAAACAACCTGGACAAAGTAGCTAGGCGACAACTAACAAAAGATTTTCAGGCTGTATGCAAACCCGTAGTTGACGCAGCCAAACGTGCAACCCCACAGGCGCCACCAATTAGCGGCTGGGGCCGATCGTGGACTACACGCAGCGGCTACAAAGCCCTACCGTGGCAGGCCAACCTTGCAACCAAAAACATTAAGGCAAAAGTAAGCGGCAAAAAGCCCCGCGAGTACAACGGCCGCATGACAAACCTTGCCGTATTTACTATTGCGTGGGGCGGCACAATAAACACGATCTATGACCTAGCGAGCAAATCACAGACAGCTGCAGGTGCCAACATGGTGCGCGGCCTTGAGGCTCGACACGGCAAAGCCAGTCGTGCGTTGTGGCCGGCATACCGGGCCAATCAAACTGAAGTTGAATACCAGGTGTCGCTAATCATTGACGACGTAATGCGAACAGTCAGCAAGGCAATCTGATGGCCGTAGTAATCCCAATCATCAGCGAGTTTGACGGCAAAGGCCTAAACAAAGCAATTAAAGAATTTAAGCAACTAGAAACATCAGGCGAAAAGGCACAATTTGCACTCAAGAAGGCAGCTGTGCCGGCAGCGGCAGCGTTGGCAGGTGTCGCATTTGCAATTGGTAGCGCAACTAAAGCCGCAATTGAGGATGCCAAAGCGCAAGAATTGTTAGCCCTAGCAATCACAAAAAACACTCTTGCAGGCGAAGCCAACGTAAAAGTTGCTGAGTCCTACATCGAGAAAACAATGATGTCGGCAGCTGTGTCTGACGACATTTTGAGGCCAGCCCTAGCCAGCCTCGTGCAATCCACAGGCGACCTGACCTACAGCCAAGACCTACTCAACACGGCGCTCGACATAAGTGCAGCCACCGGCACAGACCTAACTACCGTCACCGACGCTTTGAGCAAGGCCGCTGTAGGCAACATGAAAGCCCTGGGCAACCTTGTGCCAAGTGTGCGCGACAACATTAAGGCAGGCGAATCACTAGATCAGATAATGAAGGAACTGTCATTTACCGTTGGCGGCGCAGCCACAGTTGCAGCGAACAGCGCCGAAGGTCAAATGAAACGATTGTCGCTAACAATCGCAGAAACCAAAGAATCAATTGGCGCAGCGTTTCTGCCAATCCTTGAAAAACTGTTACCTAAATTGCAGTCATTTGCCAAGTTTGCACAAGACAACACAGACGCAATAACCGCACTAATCATTGGTGTAGGCGGTTTAGCTTTTGTCATTACGGGCTTAAACGCAATCATGAAGGTAATAACCATCACACAATTGGCACTGAACTTTGCGATGATGGCTAACCCAATCGGCTTAGTAGTTGGCTCAATTGCATTGCTAGTTGCAAGTTTTGCGTTGCTAGTAGCAAAAACTGGCAGCGTCAAAGGCGCTTTTATTGCAATGGGCAACTCAGTCATCGGTGTAGTTGAAACAATGGCTAATTCAGTTAATTCTGCAATCAATTTAATCATCAGTGGACTCAACGCAGTTAACCCATTCTCAGACATACCATCACTACCAACAGTCAATTTGCCACGCATAGGCGGCGGCAGCACAAGCGGCGGCAGCACCACAGGCGTCACTGCCGGCCCAGACCTGCTTGAGCGATCATTACTCAAAGCCATACCTGCAGGCGGGCCTGCCGTAGTTGCTGCCACTCCTTCAGCACCTAGCGGCGGCGGCGGTGGCGCTGCAACACGCGGCGCTGCCGCTGCAGGTTTTGGCAGCATGCCAGGCGGCGGCACACAAAACCTTCGCATGGATTTTGCAACCGGCCAATTTGTGCCATTTAGTTTCAGTGAGCCACAACGCCAACTGCCAGACAACATCAACATCACGATTAACGCAGCTGTCGCTGAAGCAAGCCTGGGACAAACCATCGTTGATGCGCTAACCGATTACAACCGCAGGTCAGGGCCGCTAGACCTACAGATTGCAATCTGACGTGTCTGCCGCAGTCGTACAGGCAGGCAACTACCTGCTTGAGCTAGACACAGGATTTTTGCAAGACGCATTCACGCTAAACAGCGCTACAAAAGGCGTATTAGACAACACACAGTTTGTTTTAAACGGCACAACACAATTTGCCGACATCACAGATTTCACCACAAACGTGCAATACAACCGTGGACGCAAGAAATCTGATTATCAATTTGGTGCAGGCACTATGTCATTTACGATGCGTGACGAAACAGGCATACTTGGCCCATACGACACCAGCAGCCCTTACTACGATCCGGCAAACAATCAGCCTGGCCTCGCACCAATGCGTCGTATTCGATTGTCTCGCAACAGCGTCTATTTGTTTGTGGGTGTCGTAACTTCGTATTACTACCAATTTGCAATGGCAGGCCCTAACACAGTCAACGTGCAATGCGCCGACGATTTCTATTTGTTGGCACAAACAAACCTTGACGAACTAAACGTGACAGCACAAACCCCTGGGCCGCGTATTGCAACAGTGTTGGCATTGCCTGAAGTGGATTACACAGGCACAACCAGCCTGGCTACCGGCACAGTCAACCTCGGCCACTCAGCGCACTACACAGTCGCAGCCGGCACAAACACCCTGCAATACCTAACCCAAATTAATCAAGCTGAGCAAGGCCGCCTATTTATGTCGGCTGACGGCGTAGTGACATTTCAAGGGCGGGTAGGCAACACGTTGTCTAGCCCAACAGTGTCATTTGGTGATAATGGCATTGGCGTCAAATACATTGACATTGAGGTTGAGTTTGACGCCGACAACGTAGTCAACCGATCAGTCGTGACCGGGCTAAATGGCACAACCGACAGCGACAGCGACGCAGGCAGCATTGCCGAATACTTCACACAAAATGTCAGCATCACCAACAGCTTGTTGCATGAGGCCACCGAAATAGCAGATTTGGCTACCTACCTGCTCGAGCCTGACCCCGAACCGCGTTTTACTAGCGTGACAGCGTTTTTTGCCAACATGAGCGACGCACAACGCACTGCTGCAGCAGCAGCCGACATAGGCGACACCATAGCCATAGAAAAAGAAATACCCGGGCTAGGCAGCCCTATTGCTGCCGAGTACAGCATTGAAGGGTTGTTAGGCGTCATTGACTTTAACCGTGGCCACACCATTACCTACTACACGTCACCAACCACGATTGTGTATGAGCTGATCCTTGACGATTTGGTTTATGGTGTATTAGACGCCGAGAATGTTCTAGGATAAACCTATGGGCGCGAATGCACAGACCACAGTTCCGACGTTTGTTGCGTCGCAAGTATTAACCGCAGATCAGCAAAATCAGAGTGCGCGCACAGGTGTACCCGTGTTCGCTACTACTGTTACGCGTGACGCGGCATTTGGTGGCGCTGGTGAAAAGACGTTGGCTGAGGGCCAGTTGTGTTATTTAGAGGATGCCAACGTTGTGCAGTATTACGACGGTGCAGCATGGGCAACCGTTGGCCCTAGCACACCGGGCGGCCTAGTGTTTATCAAATCGGAAACTATTGGCACGACAGTTAGCAGCGTGACGGTTACGGGTGCGTTTAGTAGCACTTATGACAACTATTTAGTTTTGGTTAGCGGCGGTGTAGCAACCGCAGACGGGCAATTAGCTCTAACTTTTGGTGCAGTAACCACAAACTATTATTGGTCGTTAGATGTTCGCAGTTGGACTAATTCTGCGTTTACTGATGTGGCTGCTAATAGTTCTAACATTGCGTATGCAGCAATAACGTCGGCCAATTATCTAAATGGCGTGATACAAATAAGCGGCCCTAACTTAGCCAAAAATACTGTTGTAAACGCTCAAGGTGTGCGTGCCGCAACAAATGGCACGGGTGGCAACATGCGTGGCTACCTAAACGACACAACGCAACACACCGCATTTACATTGACCACCAACGCAGGCACAATGACAGGTGGCACCGTCAAGGTGTACGGATACGCCAACAGTTAGGACAACATGACTTACAAAGTGCAAATAGATGACCTAGTGCGTGACGCGACACTTGACGAGGCCGCCATTATTGACGCGCAACGCGCCGAAGCCGCAGCACACGCCGCAGCCGTTGAGGCGCAAGCCGCCGCACGGGCAAGCGCACTTGCCAAACTTGCCGAACTAGGGCTAACAGATGACGAAATTAGCGCGCTAGTTGGTTAAAGATGAATAAAAACGCGCAACTACAAACAGCCGATCAAACCCTAAAAGGTGCTGTCATGGCGTTAGGCAGTTACATTGCACACAAAAACAATGTCGACCCACAAATCATTGCGTTATCACTACCCGTAGCCGCAGGCATTATGGCATGGGCAAGCACGTTACTTGGCAACAAAAACACAGCCTGCATGTTTGTGTCAGAGGATGACGACAAATCCTAAGCCCTACGTTGTTACGACGTATGGGATTGTTAAACACAAACTGCCTGGTACTGAACTGTGGGCAAAACTTGCAGGCGTACATAGCCAGGGCGCATTGTGGCCAAACGGCACATTCGTGCAACGCGACATACGCGGCAAGCCAGGGCAGATCAGTAACCATGCTCGAGGCGTTGCAATGGATTTGTCTTTTAGGTTTATGGAATCAACCGGCAAAGGCGTCACTAACGGCCGCATTAAAGCAATTACGTTTCTGCAACAAGCATTGGACAATTGGGATTTGTTAGGCATACAAATGATTATTGATTACTGGCCTAAACCACATGGTCGCGGTTGGCGTTGTGATCGAGTAGGCACGGCGATGCCAAAACCGCATGCACATGAGGCGTGGCGCAAATACGACACACCAACCGTGACAGGCGCACCGGGCGGCGACTGGCTGCACATAGAAATCTCGCGCACTGTGGCAGAGAACGAAAGCCTTGTGCAGCAAGCCTTTGCTAAGGCATTCCCCACTACATGACACACCGTCGCTAAGGTTGTCAGCAACCTAAAGACAGCGAGGCAGCTATGTCTGAACCCACCCCTACTACGCAGGCAGTCATCATTCTGTATGAGGTGTTCACAGGCGTGATGCCTGACGGACAACAGGTCATGGTGCAATCCTTTAGACGACAAGGCGAGGACAAAAGCATGATGTCGCAAATCGCATTCCGTAAATACAAATGGCAAACGTGGGGGCCACCCATCCGGCTGGATCACGACCATCAGATTGACCGCACTACAGGCGACAGCGCATGACCGTCGTAAGCAAACTTGTTTGGGCGTCACTTATCGGGCTCTACGGCCTATTTGTTGTCAACGTGCCAAACCCTGAAAAACAGCCACAAACCGCTATTTACGCCCCTGCCACAAGCGTCACAATGCCCCAGGATGCGCCAAAACCCACCCCCCTGCCTAGTAGTACCCCCCCTATTCAGGCAGG